CTTCGGATACACCACCATACTATCCAGCCTTGGGTCAACATACCCGCTCACCACTGCCCGGTAGCTGCTATCGGCATACACCACCTCCTTGCGATGTAGCAGCGTGTCCCTTATATATATGGTGTCATCAGCGACCCAACGCCAGAACACAGCCATCGGAGCGGAGATAAGCTGTGTGTCAACCTTGACAACCGTCTTTATCTTCGTCTCTACACGAACTTCAGCCGGAGGCTGCTCATGCGGACGGAACCAAACCACTATACAAGCAATTGCCAGCAGTACAATTAATATCCACGGTAACTTTTTCATTCCTCGAATCTCAAATCATTAATCCGATTCATCCAACCTCTCTTAAATTTATTGTTCGCCGGACGTTTTTTGCATATATCCTCGATGAAATCGAACCGTGCAATCTTGATCTGGTCGAACAACTCACGCGGGTTCCTGGCATTCACCGCAGCAATGGTCTTAGGACCTACTATTCCATCCACAGTAACACCAAGCAAACGTTGAGGAATCTTTATTCCGTGTGCACCGGATGCCCACACCCAATCGACAAGGATATTAGCAACTGATTGCGATTTAATATCGTCAGCTTTCCATCTGTCCCAATAATGCGGCTTGAGCACCCGTTTAACGACATCCTCACGGGTAAGCAGATGCAGGTCATCTACGTCTATATCACCGTCGCCGTCCTTGTCATAGCCGCATGACTTCCACGTACCGATAGTCACACCCATATTTGTAGCACCTCCAAGGTCTGCCGGATCATTCACGAAACCGCCTTCCCATTTTAGGATAAACGGTGCAAGTTGATTCACATTCGCCATTTCAATTTTCCTCCTTATTCAATTAATACCCATTTTGCGGTTCTCTATCACCGCACTTCTTTCTCTCACACCGTTTCAGTGCCAGTTCCAGTTTCAAGTCAGAATTAGCCTCCTTCAGTGTAAATAACTCATCCTGCACCTTACGGAGCCGGTCTGTCTGCTCCACAAACCGCTGTTCCTTCACCGAAAGCTGCTTCTGCAGGAACTCGTTGTACTCCCGTAATGCCTTGAACTCCTCGACATCAGCATGTGCGTCCTCAATACGCGCATTGGTCTTGCGCGACATCCACCACTTAATAAGCTGCTTGATGCCCTCGATGCCACCGAGGGCGGTCACCAGCATAACCCAATCATTCATATCCATTTCACCAATTCATTTAATAATCTACTAATAACCATTTTTTGTCCGACACCGCACAAATGTACATCAGGCAAAATCAAACAAGTTGTTGAATTACAATTTTCCACTGACATTCCGTGACAGCAAAAGTAATTGCTTCCACAACCTTGAAAAAGGACATAAAAAAAGAGCTCGATGACAACGTAAGTTGCCACTAAGCTCTTGGTATTTATATACATTTCTACAAGCAAATATAGGAATTTATATTTGAAATCCGATTACTTATTGCATCCTTTTTAAATGGTCATCCAATGTTTTAGGGTTACATTTAAGCTTACGACATATGGCTGCCTTTGAATAACCGTATTCGAGCATAGTTTGAATGAGTTTTTCCTTACCAGTCAGCTTGTAATGCGTGTTTTTATCCCCCTTTTTCCGACCAAGTCGTATTCCTGCAGCTTTTCTGTAAGCAAGGGCCTCCTTGGTTCGCTGACTGATAAGGTCACGTTCAATCTCAGCGGATAACCCGAAAGCGAATGCCAATACCTTACTGTTGATGTTATTACCTAATTCGTAACGCTCCTTGACAGTAAGAACGCAAGTCTCCTTAATCATACAGAGGTGAAGCATTGACATAATACCCATTAGGTTTCTTCCTAATCGGCTGATTTCTGTTATGATTAGAGTGTCGCCTTTCTTCATCCTCTTGAGAAGCGGACCTAATTTCCTATCGTTAGCAATTTTGGTACCGGAAACCTTCTCGGACACCCATTTATCTATTACAAGTCCTTTTTCCGTTGCAAATTTCTGGACTTCGAACCTTTGGTTCTCGACTGTTTGTTTGTCAGTGCTAACCCTAATGTATGCGTAAACCATTTTTAGCCGTGAAGGTAGTCTTATTCAACAGCCTAACCAAAAAGGGTATTCTAATGACCCTCAAAAGTACAAGGGATATGATAGAGAAGGTTCTGATAACAGACACAAACGTGATAAATGCCATCACAAGGCAGCTCAATATAAAGAATATCAGGAATGAGATGTTCCCTACCTGGAGACTGACATTACAACCGGGGGAGGAATATGATTTGGGTACTGCTTATTATGGGGCATATCTGGTAAGAAATAGCGATTCTGGTGCGGCAGCTCTAATCATGGTGGGTGCCGGAGTATCATCCAATATACTGTTGAGCGATGGAAATAGCATTTCAACTGATTTTACCGCTGGAGGCAAAATCATATTGAATAAAAAAACGTCAAATGGCAATGTATATGTAAAAAATGGGAGAAGTACAGAAGCATATATAAATGTCATGCAGATAACTAATTATTAGCAGGGGTTATTCCCCTGCCTTCCTTACTCGTTCTCGATATAAATTGCTCAGTAACTTTTACTTTTATTGTGCTCATTGTTGTTTATTACTTATTTCCGTCATATCCTTTGACCCTCAAAAGTACAAGGGATATGATAGAGAAAGTAAACATAAGTCAAGCAATGAACCAGTGTCAGATAGTGACTGATACAAACTATGTGTATGTGGAACTGGCAGATGGTAGTCAGGGGAAAATAAAGAAAAGTGATTTGGCAAATGTGATGAATACATTAATAGGAGGCTTATTTCCAAAGTTATTTTCCACTCCTTCAGCTGGAAATGTAAAAGGCTTTATAATTAGAACAGCAATAAGTACGGCACAATATCGTGCCATAAGGTTGCAATGCTCTATAGGTTTTAACCAAAACAATATGAGTAATGAGAATTTCTCTGTTAATATAAAGTATTGGGAGAACAAATTCGCAGACAGTCGTCTATCCAAAGAAAATTACAGTTCAACAATATGTAACTATATCGTATGCTACGTTGATAATGACAATACTTTCAGTTTTTATTTAAACAGTAAATACCCAAACCATTCTGGCGGCTATCTTATGTTGTATGCCATATCAAATGTTAATGGAAACAAGAACCAAATTCTCTCCATGGAAGCGGTAACATCGGAATATGTTATTGGCTCTCATTCCAAGGAAAATAAAATTACCATTTCATAAGTCTTTCCAATTTTCTGCCTATAATTAAAATCCGTCCTATCCTCACGGACAAGACGGAAAGTCTGTATTAACTAATTGATTAAGTGTAAGTTCTATAAATTCCAACTCTTCGGACTTTACTTTATAGAACAAGAACTACTTACTATGCCTAAAAAGACATGCGGTAAAATTAATAATAATCAATCAGAATGCCAAACAAAACCCGCTCAAACCATCTCGGCTTGAACGGGCTTAATTTGCGCACATTGGACATCCATTATAAAAGGTATGAAGTGTAATTTAACAAGCAAACAAACATTCTGTCCAATGCGCAAAAGAAAGAGATAGGGTGGCAACCCGAATTCAACTTTATGGCGTTCCCAATGCCTTCTAAGTACATGCTCTATCTTCACAAATAAGGCATGATTATCGGGTTGTCAATGCACCAAAGGTATGATTTTTATTTCAAAGGAACAAATCCTATATTACAAGACATGCTGAAAAAAGGGAAGTCAATTGAGTTATTCTGATTTTTCTTGTAGCCAATGGCGGTAAAAACAAGAAACGGGAATAAATACTACAATGGGGGAGATTATCCCCCCACCTTAGACTCCTCCATGTAGCTCGCTGCAGCCACCTCACTCTCGTCAGCCGCTTCCAATATGAATTCAAATATTGTCGGATGGTAGGAAGACAATAGTTTCGCATATACTCCGGGCGTGTAATCCCTACGCTCAAGAAATACCTTGAATGCTCCAGTATCGGTATTATAGAGCTTGAATTTCGGCCTTGCATTTTCCGTTCCCAAAACACCGCCTATCAGATTTAATTTGTATGAAGGAGCTGCTGTTACCCCTTCAGACCTATATATTGAAAGGAAATATAGGGCAACCGGTCCTCCTCCGTATGACTGTACACTAAATAGAATTCCATCGGAGAAAGAAGATGTGTCCTTTCTCTCAAACAACAATATGGAGGATGTCATGGATACCCGCTTTTCTTGTCGCATGTCCCTGGAAGGTTTCAGACCGTTTTTTACCTCTGTTGCAATGGGTAGTTTCCCTCTGATTAACTCAACTACATTGGAATCTGTTATGTTAACTTTCTCTATCATATCCCTTGTACTTTTGAGGGTCGTCATTTTCGGATAAAAACGACAACCGGTTTAACATTTTGTTTTTATTCTCGTTTTGTTTAATATTTTGCTAATTAATTGGGTCTTCGTAAGTACGTTCTTCCAATTCCGCATAAGAATAGGCTACGTCCGTTCCTTTAGTTAGAATCCATATTGCACCTAATGACATGAACTCATATACTCCGCTTTTTGATATAGCGATCTTATTGCAATAATGATATTCATTATTTTCAAATGTAAGTTCATTAAATCCATCTGTTGTTACAACTGAAGTATAACCATAAGTGCTTCCCATTGCTGCATTATATATTGTCAACGAGATTTTCATCCCATTATATTGGACAGCCTCTGGAAGCATATACATACTCTGGGAAATTCGGTTTGGACGGCCATTCCGAAATTCAGAGCCAAAAGCCGGATTCAAAAAGAAATACCCCTCGTTTGCACGGAAATCATGCATCCGAACAAATGATGCATTGGCAATAATTGTCCCCTCAACTTCAACATTACGTCCCTTGAAGCTCCCAGTCAGAAAATCAAGGAGTAAGTTTGGTCGAAACTTGTTTGCCGGATTCATCGGGTCATTGTAATTAAAATCTTTATATCCGCCTACCGTTTCTACAGCAGAGCCATCGGCTTTTATTCCGTATTGCGAAAACATATACTGCCCATAGAACACCGCACTTGCCAGCTTGGCGAAATTCGCCATCAGTACCTCGATAAAGGCATACTGTATCTTGTCCATCACTACCCATGTCGCCTTACTGCCGTTTGCCGCATAGTCTGTCTTGGGGTTGACACCCTTAAATGTGCCCTCCTTAGCCAACACGTAGTATTGACCTTCACACAGTACCATCGGTGTCGATAGAGCCGTACGGGTGTAGCCTGTGGATGCGGAATATTCTCCAGCCGGATAGACCAGCGGACCGATCGGTCCCTGCTGGAGATACTTCACTTCTCCTGTCTTGCTTGCCAACGCTTTCTTTGCCATATCATGCTGCCGTTGAGATTGTCCATGAAACATTGCCGCCTGCCTGCTGGCACATAGCTTCAGTGCAGGTACCGCTTGCCGCAGCCACATTCGCCGTAGCCGGATTGAGAATGACCCCTGCCGAATCCATAAAGACAAAATAGAACAGCATATTCATTGCCTTCGTGGTCTGTCCCCGCTTGACAAGGATAGGCGTATAAGTCACCGAACCTCCGGAACCGGAAACAATCGTCTCATCCTCGGGATTGGGATTAGTTATGATGTCGTAGGGGTCTGACAAGTCCATCACCGTCTGCGTGTCAAGGCCTATCAGATTGCCGCCCTGCGACACCTCCACCTTAAAGATGCCCGTAGTGTCAACCAGGCTGTCCGTGACGGTCAGACTCTTGCCAGTCTGGTCGACGAGTGTCTGCCAGGTACCGTTAACCATCCTGGACCACTTGTAGGTTAGTCCGGAGGTGATCTCTGACGCTCCACGTCTCGCCATCGCCGTGAGAACGACACTGCCTCCCTTCTCACGGATGGCAAAGTATTTGTCATCACCCGAAACGATGGTCACCACGTTCTGGTTGCCCACACCCTTGGTGATAGGGATGCTGTAAACGAACTGCACCTCATCCGACACGTTGCCCACGGTCACCGTAGCCACCGCCTTGACGCTGCAGCTCGCACCGGATGACGCCTTCACCAGGTTCTTCACGATCTGAAGCCCGTAATAGTTTGTAGTGCCTGCTTTATATGGAATGAACTTGAAATGACCCGTCTCGCCGCCAAACGTGTTCGTGGAAACGTTGGATGTGAAGCTTATCAACACGTCATTGAAATACCACCTGATGGAAGAGGGCACCACAATCCCCTCAGCCACCCGTGAGGAGGTGAGAAGGAAGGAGAGCGTCGGCTTCATCGTGGTGAAGTCGGGGGCTATGTTTGTCGGAGCACCCGATTCACCATCATACTCTTGATAGAGGTCGCCTTTGTCGCACATAATCGCTGGCATGTAAACGCCAGACTTTTGCGAAAAGATTACCTGCCCGACCTTACTCGCTACGCTCATCGGTCACCTCCTCCCCGTCTTTATCCATGAAACCCTCCGGAGTGGCGACCTCCACCGGATCTTCCACGCCGTCTATCTCACCCTTGGCCTGCTGCGGGGAAAGACACACGCCCCCGACTACTGCCGCCCGGTCGAATACCGTATCGCCGGGAAAGCCTGCCACATCGGCCTGCCATAACAGCACATTGCCGTCGGCAGTGCTGTTGCGGATTCCTGCCACTCCCAGCTTGTCCGCAACCTCTCTCGTCACTTTGATATAAAATGCCATACTGCTATCGATTAATGGTTAAACATCCCTTTTCCTTGCCACTATAAACTTACCGCTGTCATCCGTCACGTACTTGCCGTCAGATGTCACCACCGCCGCATACGGGCCCTTGTCAATCACCTTCAGCTGTAGCATCATGCCGTCGGTGCATGGGATGGAGGGCGAGTACCCGGCAGCGGCCAGCACGTATGAGGAGGCGCCGGCCGCCTTCGTGTACCATTCGCACTCAAGGATGGCCTGGGGATTGGGGACAATCCCTGCCGTATCACGGATGACCGGTTTCGGGTATATCATCTTGGTTCCGTCTGCCACCTGCTGCGGAAATCCCTCCCAGTCAATCTCGATGCTGGGAATACGCCTGCGGATGGTGGTGGAGACATAGTCTATGTCACTGTCCGGCTTGGATGAAGGAGCACCGTCCTTCGAGTACGATGCTTTCACGACGTAGGTCTGTTCGTGGCCGATATAGTCCCGGTCTATGGTAAGCACGTTCTTTGTCAGTGATACGAACTCCCAGTCATTGTCGCCGTTACCGTCGGTAATCTGCTCCAGTGCGCCCGTATTCAGCTTCCGATAGAAGAAGAACTTGCACTTGTTGGTTGCTGTGACATCTACATCACCGACAAGCAGTCTGGCGGTGATGGCCTGCCTGGCAATGTCCCGACACGGGTTCCAGTCAAGTGCCGACGGAGAGTCGACCATCAGCTTAGGCTGCGCCTCGCTGCCGTCAACGGCACGGACAAGACGGCTGAAACGGTAGACATGCGTCTGTCCGGTACGCTTCGCATCGACATACTCGGCGTAGAACTCCAGTGTTACCGGACTGCCGGGAACGGTATTCTTTTTCACCTGAATAGTCCCTTTTGTTGCTCCGGTCTCGGTAATGACATAGCTCTTGTTGGCAGATGTAATCAATGTCCGTACACCGTTCAAGCGCTCGTACCACTTCATGTTGACCAATGACGCGTTGACCGCACCCACCTTGACCACCGCATCCGGGTCGGTGGCATTGCACCGGGGGAACAGCGTCAGGGGGGTAAGCGTGTAGTCCGGAGTGTACTCGGCCTTGTCAGCCTGGTACACCTGCACGTCCGGCACGCTGCCGACAACCTCTATCCCGCCGCTGGTCTGGAGAGGGCGGTAGTTGACCTCTATCTTCTTCTGTATAGTCTGCATAATTAGAAAGTTATATAATTCATTGTCTCATAATTGTTCTGCCCGTCACGTAGCAATACCCGTGCGATGAACTTGCACCCGGTCATGTTCATATAGTCGGGGCCGAGGTCGTTGACCGTCAGCGGCAGTGACTTGCCGGTTTCCGCGTGTGCGACCGCCCAGGCGTTGTCCTCGGTGACGTTGCCCGTGTCGCGCGTCCACTCCACATCACTGTCAAGGATATGCGCCGTAACGTCACGGTTGTACAGCTCACCGGTAATGGTGAGGGTGGTCGCAAAACGCTCCGCATCGAAGTACCAGCCATTGGAGCTTTCTATATCGATGCTGAAATCCGGATTGCCCTCGACCATTGCCCAGCCCGCTGCTCCGTACTTCGGTTCGTCGGTAGTGCCGGAAACAAGACACATCCACTTGCATCCGTAGTGCCACACGGTATCGTACATCATCACACGTACGGTCTCGGTCTGTGCCTCGCGGTCGGCTTGGTAGGGTTCTGCTCCGGTGGCGGTCTCCATGTTCCACTCTCCGCGGTCGTTGGCGATGCGGGGCAATACGCCTTGGAAGTCGATGCGGTGGATGTCCTGCGCTACCAATCCCCGGACGTAGATATAAGAGTGCAGGTAGTTGATGGGCAGGTTGTCGAACAGAGACAGATGCTTCAGCCTGCCGACGATCACCGAATAGTTGCTTTCCTCAAGGATGGGTTTTGTGACCCCGTTAAGCATGCAGATACAATGCTCACGGGATGACAGATACCAATAACCCTGCCGTTCAGTATCAACCGGGTTGCCACGGTGTGATAATATCATCAACGGCTCAGGAGGATAATTCTTGCCACCCGGCACCTCGCTATCAGGGTACATCACAGCGTTGATCGTATTGGCTGAGATGTCAACATGCAAGACACGTAGCCAGGAGGTATAATACTTGCCGCCACCTGATGCAAGGTCATTGACAACACCATATACAACATCGTTTTCTGCCAGTGCAGTAAAGTCGTTATTCCACCGTTTCTTCATCTTCAGGCTGTATGTGCCGTCTTCAAGCTGCGATACACTTTCGATGGTACCGGACTCGGAGAAGGAATAGTCGCTCTCCATGGCAGAGAGACGGTTGAAGATAAGTTCAAGGACAGTAATGGAATCGCGGACTTCAAGGCGTTCAAACTGCGCGCGGCCGTCAGGGAATATTCCGGCACCCTTGCCCGCGACCATAGAGTCGATAAACTCGCCGAACTTCAACAGAAAATTTGTGCCGTCAGCCTGGTCTTTTCGAAGGAACATAGCCAAGGAACGCAAAGCCGAAAACACGTTATTATCCGTGGCCGGTGTAGAGTCATTCCTTCTTATCACATACACGCCACTACTACCGCTGCCCGTATAGGTCTGTCCCTTCAGAGTAAGGCTCTCAACCTTCTCCTCCAGCTCCCCAATACGGGAATAGGCAGCGGTTTCCCCGACAGTATATATAGGGGAATCATAAGGCAGGTCAAGATTGAATTCAAATCCGATAATCCTTGACTGCCTTCCGTTCTCGAAATAGGCCTTGTTGATAAGGTTGACCTTTTGACCGATGCTGTAGAGGTTGTGAATGCCGTCCTCACTGTATGCGACATCCGACATCATCTTACAGTTATATGTAGAAGGGTCTATCTTAGACTTGGCAACGTACTTATCGGCTTTGTCCTTTAATTCCAACTGTGCTTCTGCTACCAGCCCCATTTCAGTTATCTTCATGGAATTCCAGCCTGATAAGATGTAAGTATCACCATTTTCGGGGATAAGCGCTCCATCTGGAAGCGGTCTGCCGTAGTCCTCATTCCTGACTATCTCCCAAAGCTGTGCCTCAGGGTTCCAGCCACCATTCCCCAGTTTCTCCGGCTTTCCCTCAGGGTCGAATGTCACAGCGAATTCCATACCATTCAACTTGCCGGATTGGAAAGTGATTTTCAATTCCTTGCCGGGAAGGATATAGTCCTTTGAGAAGGTAATGCCAGTATCCTTGAAGCGGTAGGCATTCCACTTCTTTTCAGTGGTAGTCCCGTCGGCATTTTCTATTTTGTCAGTGTATTCCTTGATGGTAATGTCCGACATCGTGCCGACCCTTCGGGGATAGACATCATCGAAGATAACCACTTGTTCAATGGCTTCCTCGGTGGTCATATCGGGATAAGCGTCTATATACGGAGTTCCTTCGGGCAACATTAAGCGTTTTTGCACCACGCCGTTCAGCACTACAGTCTCATCAACGGGGCGGTAGTCAGATGGGATATTCTTTGTTGAGCCGAAAGCATAGATACGGGTGGCGTAGGTGGACCGGGATTCTGATCGTGGCATTTCCTGCACGTTTTTCCCAATCTCGAAATCCACCGCATCGCCAGACTCACAACGTCCGAAATGGATGATGTTTTCAGTCACCCAGCATTCGCAATCCCATTTCTTTGCCATAGAGAAGCAGGCGTCAAGGATGTTGATGTTGTCATAAGTCATCAGTAGCGCCTTATTCTCTACAGTGCTGTCAATGGAGAAAACAAAATCTTGTCCTTTGTATTTGTAACCAAGAGCTTTTAAATTTCTAAGGACTATACCGGCTTGAACATCAAGTGAAGCGGTGAGATTCCAGGACGCTTCCTGCCCGGCCACTTCGGGGGTATATTTAAAGATTTTGTTTTTCCATTTCCAGTAGTGGGCGTCAAGCTGCAACTCATAGTCGTAGCCTGCGTTATCGGTGTTGAATACCGGCTTCTGCAAGTCGCACACCTCGAACAGCCCGAAGTCGCACTCCACGTATGAACCAAGTTTGAAGAATATAGGACTCTCCAAGGAGAACTTTAACGTGATGTAGTCCTCCTTCATAAGAGTAAACTTACGCTTGCAGCCTTCATTGGGAAGGGTAGTAAGCAGGATAGCACCGGATATGTCTTTGATGTCGATTTGTTCCACGTCTTCAAAGTTCGGAGATAAAAAAAAGAGTGCCCAATTTTGAGCACTCATATACGCAACAATCTCTCTATTGTTGGAATTTAATTTCTGTTTGCCGGATTCGGTTCGTTGAACTTGGCTGAAATTTTTCCGAAAGTTCGGTCTAAACTCTGTGCGTAAGTGACACTCTTGCCAGTATAAATAAGATGGTAAACTTCGCTACTATTAGCCGGAACTTGAATATCAATCTTGCCTTTATAAAGCTCATCGAAGAAAGCTTTTTTCTTTAATTGATAATCGGACTGGGAATTTCCTTCAATTGTAAAAGAAAGTGTTATTTCCCTCTCATCGACTTTAGGATTATTGATTATCACACGTTTTCCATGTTCTAACCGGGACTTATTCTCTATAAATTCTTTCATGGGTGATGATGCACCAAGTACATCAAGAAAGCCCTCTCCTATTCTTACCCCCCATGTTGTGTAGGCGTCTTGGGTATTTATCAATAAATCTGACATAGTTTATAATTTAGATGTATTGTTTTTCACTTCTGCCATATCTTTCTGAATTTGAATGATTGGTTTTACAATAGCTCCTGTATTTTCCGAAATCTGTACTAATTCAAGATAAGATTGTGCTATCAAATCTCGCGTATCATCAGCGATATTCCTTGTTTCCGTATTTATGGAAAGTAGAGCATCAGCTTTTACTGTTAGTAGATTAAGTGATTGAGATTGAATGGTAGATTGATTCTTTATCTCTTCTCCTGCAATCTGCAATGCTGTAAACCTACCGCTTAATTCTCCTGCATCTTCATGTGTCATTTCAGTACCGAACCCTCTGGAAGTTGAAAGCTGGGATGTTGATTCTTGCGAAATCTTGTCATATCCGGTGGCTGCGGCAAGCTCGTCACGGAGCTTCATCGCTTCTTCAATGTAGCCCATATACTCGCTGTTCAACGCATTTCTTTCGGATTCCGTCAAAGAACCATCCTCCATACCCTTTGCAAACTTCTCATACCACTTCTTTAGCTTGTCCTGATAAAGTGTGCCTATCTGCTCGGAGAGCATAGCTTGCATGAAGTATTCCGAAACATCCTCGGCTGCATCTTTGGACGACGCTTTCATGTCCATAAGGGTATCTATGAAATTACTGTACACACCATCGAATGTGGTTTGTGTAAGCTGTTCGTTTATCTGATTATGGATTTCCTCAATACGTTCCTCCCCCTCGATAATCTTATCAAGATAATCTCTCACATCGCCATCTAATTTAGCCCAAAAAGTAGGTGCTTCTGACTTTAGTTTCTCCAACTGTTCAGTAGTCAGGTCAAACAATCCCGTCATGCGTCCGGTACCTATAAAATCCTTGGCGTCTTTGACAGACATATCGAGCGCTCTGGCGATGTCCTGCCAGTCGCTTGACGAGGTATTCTTTGCCATGCGCTTGCCAATGGAATGAGAACCGGCAGACGCACCGGAGTTTAATCGTTCACGCCCAAGTATTCTGTACGCCTCAATACTCTTGTTGACAAGTTCAAGAGCCTCTTTGCCTACCTTGTCCGCTTCTGCTCCGTAAGATGTGTTGATGTACTCCAGCTTCTTGTCTATCAGCTCATCCCATATCTCATTGAGTTTGTTATATTCCTCGACCATCTCATTATAGTGGGAATAATCGGCACCGAACATCCCATCCAACGCAGACACTACAGCGGAAATTCCAGAAACCGCACTCATTGCGCCTCCGACAATATCACCCGACATGATTTGCCCGACCCCGGATGCCGTTTGTCCTAAGCCGCCAAGCGCATCAACGGCACTTGTTATCTTACTGTCGTCAAATCCGAATATGTCGGCGATACTTGAGCCGAACTCATTCAATGCAGGGGCAAAAGACGTCACAGCATTTCCTATATCGGTGATGCCTTGACCGATTTTCTTGGAATCGTTGCCACCCTTTTTTATGGCTTCTATCCCTTTCTCCAAGTCATAGACGAAAGCCTGCCACGGTGATTTTCCTTTAAGTTCATCCTTTAACCCTTTAATTGCGTCTGTAACATCCTTGATGGATATTTCCCCTTTTTCTATCCCTTCAATGTCTTTATCGGTAAAGCCTATTCCTTTCAAATCAGCAATAGAAATGTCTTTATCAGTACCGGACATGTATTTGATAAGGATTTCGTATTTGTCTATGATGGACTGAATAGCGGAAACCGATTTGTTACTCGCATCCTCGAATAAGTCTGCCATCGCCTTAGTGGACTTTCCATATTGCTCATCGAGCTGTTCTATGGCTTTACTTTTTTCGGCTTCCTTGATGGCATATTCAGGACTGTCCTTTTGTAATTTGGCTAACTCGTCATTGTATTTCTGAACGAGGTTCTTCCGTTTTTCTTGGTAATTTCCGTACTCAATGAAGTATTCCTGCCAAGCCTTTCTGTCCGATTCCAGCTTCTTTCTGTTTACGTCGGAGATACCGGATTCCCTTCCTTTTGCTGCATTGGAAGCCCACATGCCAAGAGTAGACATTTGCTCGTCGGTTAGCTTGCCGCCCTGCAAACTTTCCCATTCCCTGCGCTGCTTCTTGATGGCATCAAGCTCCCTCTGATAGTCCAAGTCAATCTGCTTTAACTTCCTTTCCGTGCCGTCCTCCATGAGGTTGATTTCATCCTGCTGGTTTTTCCGACGAATGGAAAGAAGTTGTTCGGCAAGTTGTTCTTCTTGTTTGAGTTGTTTGGTTACTTCTTTTGGGGATTGGTTTTCTTGTTTGGAAGACGAATCGTAAACTTTCAGTTCTTTTTCGGCTTCTTTTAGCTTTCTGACATTATCCTTGTAATTATTTACAACAGCGTCATCTATGCCTTTGAATTTTCCTGTATCCAACAATTTCTTTTGAGAAGATGCAATGGAGTTTAAAGCGGTTTCGGCTTCTTTCTTTTGTTTTTCCCAATATTTTTTATTTTTAGTCTGTTTTTCTCTTGCATATAGTATTGATTCAAGAGATTTTATAAATGAAGAAACTTCATCACGTGAGAAATCTCCTATTATATCTCCTGTAACTTTAGAAAGAGATGATTTCCATTGCGATATTGACTTTTTTAGTTCGATATCAGAAAGTTTTTTAGCTTCTTCAATACGGGCATTTATATAATCAGAATTTACGGCAGCTTGAGCTTCTTTTTGTTGTCTTTGTAATTCTTTAAGAACATCATTAGCCTCTTTGATTGCCTCTTCGCTACCCGACATTCTTAAAACATACTCTTCTTGATTCCTCACTTTCGCATTGATAGCATCAAGCCTTGCTTGATTGCTTTCAGCCTTTTTCTTGGATTGTTCCTCGTTAAGTTCTTTCTGCAATTGAATGAGGTTTGTCAAATGCCCCTCTTCATCAATATATTTTTCAATAATACCTGGATATGCCTTTTTCAATGCTTCAATTGCGCCATTACGATTTGCTGTAGCTTCCACTTCATCACTAGCAACAGAAATGAGGCGTTGAATTTCCTGCCTGTGAGCTTCTTCTTTTCGTATAGTATTCTCTTTTGAAGCATTATATCTTTCTTGAACCTCCTGCGCTTCGGTTGTCCGCTTGCTCAGTGCCCATATAGCAGATGCAGCACCAATCGCTACCGTAGCTAATAAGACATACGGATTCTTCAACATAGTAGCATTCAACAAAGCCTGAGCCTTCTGTGCCAACAATATTCTCCCACGCATAACCATTGTTGCGGCAGAATGGCCATTTTCGGCAGCAGTAACAAGCATCACTGCGGTCCGGTATGTACCATAAGTAACCACTAATCCAGCCAAGACCTTCCCTACTGTTTCATAATTCTGAATCAACGAAGTTGTCATTTGAATACCGTCCATGATAACACTTTCTGACTTAATTCCCAATTCGTTAAACACGGAATCCAAAGCATCCTGCATCATAGACAACTGACCATTGATAGTCTTTGAAGCATTCTCAGACATATTATAGAACTTACCACCTGCGGAAGTTGCATCAATGAATGCCTGTTGAACCATTTCAGCGGAAACAGCACCTTTGGACATTTCATCTTTCAAAGTTGCGATAGATTTTCCGGTCTTTTCGGAGATAATCTGTAACGGGTTGAATCCAGCGTTTATCATTTGATTCAGATCCTGCCCCATAAGTTTACCCGCTGCTGACATCTGTGAAAATGCCAAAGTCAGCGAATTGAACTTACTGGATTCCCCCATAGAAATATCACTAATGGCTTTCAAGTATTTGATAGTGTCTTCTGCTTGTATGTTAAATCCAAGCATCATCTTTTCTGCTCCAACCATATCTGACATAGTAAGTGGAGAAATCTTAGCCAGCTCCTTGATTTGCGGAATCAGTCGCCCTGCTATATCTTCTCCAACCATAGTCTCAATAGCGGTCTGCATAGATTGAAATTCGCCACGCACACGAATCATTTCAGAACCTAACGCCTTTAATACTCCGGCGCCACCAATAACTGCCAGCGCTTTCTTCCAAGATATAGCGATACCTTCGTTAGTTTCTACTACTTGTTTCCCATCATTCTTATAAAGTGTATATTCATCCCGGAGTTTCTTTACGGAAAGACGCGCTTCGGCTTGCTGTTGGGTGAGGTTGAATAAAGCATCCCGTTCTTTACCGAGCGCTCTTTCTTGTTTGCTGATGTGATTAAGCAGTTCTTTATCTTCCCCACCTCTTGAAACGATGTTCTTATATAACTCCTTATTTTTACGAATAGTTGTTTGAAGAGAACCTATGGCACTCTTTTGAGCGATAATCTTCTCTGTGAACCCATTTACAGATTGGGAAGCATCGAAGATTTTCCTTTTGAATCCCGTTTCCATCTCTGCTCCAGCTTTAGCTGCATTAGTCACCAACTCATCCAATCTTTGGTTGGATGCAGCAAGTTGGGCATTCAAAGTCTTAAAAGCGGCAGGAGACCGTGTGCCATCCATGCTCATTAATTCTTGTTTTAACTTCGCAATTTCATTACGAAGCCTTACAACTTCTTCCCAGTCACTACCCACCTTAAAATACAATTTCGCCATATCTATTTCTTTTTCCTACGATTAGCCAATTCCTTACCACTGATTCTATTCACCTTTTGACCACTGACACTATGAAGTTTATCCCGTTGCATCATCAACAGATTCCTATAAGGGATAATCTCAAACACTTCTGTATAACCCAGATGAAGCGTATCAATCAAATGGGCTATCTGCCCGAAGAACGTTGTGTTTCCTACTGTTTCGGTCTTGCTGCCAGCATCGACACGTTCCTCATCGAGCTGACACACTGAAAAGCCGATATATCCATCATAGAGAAACAGACTTCCAAGGCATTCCTAACTTCTTCAAAAGTCCCGTTCTCTAAATTTTCAGCCAGCTCCTCACTGCCACAGATGAAACAAGAAATGCCTTTCAGCATATCTCCAGCAATTTCAGGAAGTTCTTTAATAGCCTCCATTACATTATCTCCAGTCATGCCGATATTGGAAAAATGATGAATGACACGACAGATAATTTTAATTGTAGGAGGTTTAATGGTATAAACCATCCCTCCTATCTCCACATTCATGAAATCCAGCCCTAACAAAGCATCAGAAACTGTTTTTGCTGCTTGATTATTCATAACATTAAATTAAAAAGGCGGTGAGCAACCACCCACCGCCATCTGAAAACAATCCTTTTACTGAAAAATTATCAACCTTCCGGCACTACAACTTCCGATTCGTCAAACCACTTTTCGGAAGCCAATCCATCTACACCTGTGGAAAGGGGAACGGCCGAAACAGCCAATCCGACAGCCTTATCGGTATTAGAGCCACGGGCATTGATAGCCGCTTTCGGAAACACAACATAAACTCCGTCTTTGGTTTTACCAATCACACATTTATGAATAGGCTTATACTTGCCTCTTTCCCAATTCTTTTCTGTGGCTTTACCACCTTGTAAATCAGCCTTTGTAGCATAATCATACTCACCAATGGTGAAGTTGATTTTCACCTCACCCGGTTCAGACGTTTCCCGGTAGTACTCACCAGTCAAAGCGTTTTTGTAACGAGTTACACTTGCCTCTGCTTCTTCGTATTGATACGTGTCACCATGCACATTCTTGACCCGCTTCGTTGCTGCGTTTTTCAAGATGGTGGCTACTTCTGCGCCTGTTAATCCGGCAGCTGGAGTAGTAACCGTTTTAATCGGTTCTGCATAATACAGTTCGTCAATTTCTACTGCTGTAATCATATCATTTTACATTTAATACATTAAACAAAATTCTCACATTCACATAATGACACTTCAAAGCTGTGTCCGCTTCTGTACCGATAGAATCAATAGAGTAACGATATGTCATACCATCATAGGTGCTTACTACATCATCAAACAGCTTGCCAGCCTTTCTTTCAAGTTCGTTAAGCCGGATTGTGTTCGCTTCATTCTCGCTTAAATTGGGTACACATAGATTCACTTCTGCGAAAGATTTCTTCCAATAAGTTCCCGTCTGTTGTTTCTTCGTGTGGATGACAATCCTTTCGGACTTCAATTCACCCGTCAGCGTTTCTCCTGCTGGTACTATGTCTATTCCGAAAATCTTGCAGTCCCGGTAGAGGATGTTTCCTATGTCGGTGGTTACTATCATCGTTCAAATCTATCTTTCAATCTTTTTTCTGTCCTTATCGCTGCACTTCCTGCAACTTCAAATCCTTTGGATTCCACGAATGAAGCATAATCAGCTTCGTTTTTCAGAATTAAGCCATCTTCATTAACCTCATAATCATTCGATTCTCTCAAATGTTTTGTGTGGTCTTGATAGTTTCCGGTAGCTTTTGCATCTTCAACAAATGCCTCTCCCTCTTCTTTCATGCCAGCAACGACTTCGCTTGTTCCGTCCTCAAAGAACTGGTCAACATCCGAAAAGTCTGCATCTATTCCAACCATATTACTCTGTAGGAAAAATAGTTTGTTTCCAAAGGGCTTTTAGCAACTCCTTCACCTCTTATGCTTCCATCGACATTCAAACAACGAACCTCTGCACCTGCTTCAACCTTTGACGGCTTGTCAAAGACTACCTTGTACTTGAAATCATACAAAGCACCATTGATAGATACTTTCTTTTCCGCGCTCACATCATCACAACGGCATTTGCACACCTCCTGCCAGCTTTCACCACCGGTACCGGGAATAGGTCTTCCGAACTCATCCTTATCCATCGGGGTGATAACCTTAACCTGCAATATGTGGGGAGCGAATATCATAAGAAAGTCACTTTAGGTTTGTTACTCAGTTCGTCTTTCAAACCGTACTGTTTGCACAGCCATGAGTACAATTTCATTAGGCTATCAACATAATTAGACCAAGACACAGAAAATCCGCTTTCGCTGACCGAAGATGGATTTTGTATCATCCACGGAATTTGCTTTGCACAAGCGACCTCTAATCTTGCCCGATTTTCCTCGGCAAAAGGTTCTTCACCATCCAATCCCGTTCTTGAAAGTATATTTTCAACTACAAGATTAGACGGGGTGTTCTTATCAAATACGCTTAATACAAACTCCTTGTTACTCATGGCTGATATCATTCAATATGGTGTAATCAGTTTACTATATGCGGTATAGCTATAATGCGTACAATGTTTAGATTTATAGATGTATCTGAACGGACATTTGGGAACATTAATTCGTACCCCTTGAATAGCCATTCCCTCTTTTATCGAACACATCATAGCCGGGTTATTTGCAACCAAAAACATGGGATGCGTCATGGTCAGTACAACACAATCAGCCGGAGCCGTTTCCAAAGTGATAAACTGAATATCCGGCAGACCAACATCAACCGATGGATTCACGTATTCACACTTAGGAGATTCCACACTTGATGCCTGCACGCTCAACGAAACCAAAGACATCATTAAAAAGCCACACATGGCAAAAATAAAATTCTTCATTTCTTTTCTGATTTATAAAATTAGACAATGGAAGGGTAGAAGCACTACCCTATCCTTTTACTCGATACCTAATGCTTCTTTCAGTTTGGCTGTTGATTCTTCATCCAGTTCTGCAACCTTAGCCAAAAGAGTTTCCTCTTTCATATTGCCGGAAGCTTGCGCACCGATAGACTTCAAAGCATCAATCAAAGCCTTCTTCTCAAACTCCTTTTCAAAGAGGGAGATTTTCACCTCCTTCTTTTCTTCAGGGGCTTTCACTTCGGTATTTTTTTTTGCCTCAATCCGTTCAGCAAGTCTGCGGCTTTCCATATCCAGCACACGGGCTTCCTCACCGACTTCAATCACTTCACCGGGAGTATAATACTTTCCGGTGAACTTGTCGCGGAAAACTGATATAACCTTTACTTTCATATCCTACCTCCTTATGCTGATTGGATGGATGCAATTTCGCTCAAATCGAAATTAGTAATCAAATCCGGATTGGAAATCTGCGGAATCCACTCTGCCGTATATTCCATGTAGCGACCATTTTTGTCACGGTAGTTGGAGATAAGCATCTGTCCCTCTGACGGGATATAAGTACGTCCTTGTACCGGGTCTGTCGCTTCATACGGGGTATGATGGCGCATATAACCAATGTTGTCAGAAGGCAACAGAGCAATACGGTTATCCGCGTAAATCTGCACATTCTTTCCCGTCTGGTCTTTCACGTAGTCCTCCTTGATTTCGATGCGAGGCAGACCGATGCCGGTGAACACTTCGGAAGCCAAAGAAGAGGAAACCAATCCCGTACTCAACTTCATTTCGTTGCTGCCGAGAATCATCTTGTACTGCTCACCAAATTCAGATGAACCAAGAATAAGCTTGTTGAAAGATGCACGAGTCATAACCATCTTGGCATAAACGCCATAGTCCGGTGCCAAGGAATGAAGTTTCTCTCTCAAATAAGAGATAAACATATTCTTTCCGTCCACAACCACATCTCCACTTTTCGGCTTGATAAAATTGAACGGAAGGGCAATCTCCAGCAGTTTATTATTGGTCTGACCGGAAGTGATTGCAGCATCCTTGTTGTAAACGGTGGCTTCACCAAGCATCAACAGCGCACCGACAATAATATCCATACGCTTGTGGGCGGCAAGGGTAATCTGACGGTAGTCGTCTGCCAGGAAGTTTACAATCTCTTCCATTGCAGCCTTTTTGTCGGCTGGCTTAGCTGCATTGAACTTGTCAATCAAATCCTGCAATTCGGAAAGACGGTCAATAGACATCTGATAAGCATCACCCAAATAGGCAATCTCACCATATCCGGAACCGATGTTCCGACGTTCACGGATGGGTTTCTCTCCAAAACGCGAATTGATGGAGCCGGCCATAACTCCAGTTACAGAACCGATATAGTCTTTGAACACACGAGTAGTCACTCTGCGGAAAGTAAGATACTGCTGCCAATAGATTGTGTCCTTGCGTGTCTGGTTCACACGTCTGATGATAGCGGAAATAATGTTCGCATCATCGAATAATGTTTGAATCGTTAAAAACATATCCTACCTCCTTACTCGTTAAACTCAAACCATCCCTTCATGTTGGCTTTATCGTTCTCGGAGAACGGCATAACCAATTTTGAGGGTTCAATTTCTGCGGCTGTACGAAGCAATGAAACCAATGTGATTCCGTCCTCAACCTTTGTACGGTTAAACAGAGCCGAATTAGCCACATGCTTTTGCTTTAAACCATCAACTGCAACCGCATTGAATAATACAGCATCTTTGGCAATATTCTCACCAAAAGCAGTCTTGATAGTCAATACATCGTAGTTGGCATTAGACTTATCAATTGCCGTTACTTCTGCACCTTTCTTGCCGTTTCCGACAAACATACCCACATAAGCCAAAGAGTTCTTGGCTACTTTGATAGACAAAGCCTCTCCACCAGTGGTATAGGCTTCCGCAACTCTCACATTGATTACCGCATAAGCGAACTTGTTTTTCAAGTCTGCATAAATCGGTGTAAATCCGGGAAGAAAACTTCCCACTACCAGGTTCTGCGTATCAAGTTTGAACGGACCACGTCTACGAATACCGGTCTGGACATCGTAGCGTTCCTCTTGCTCAACGGGCGGAACCAAGTCATACTTAAATCCTGCTGACATAATTAATTCTTGTTTTGTTCAACAATAGTTTTCGTTCCCTCATCAATCATCTTGGCGATAGATTCAGATTCTTTCTCAATCTTCGCTTCCGCTGATTCGGGAGGGGTTACGCCTTTGAAGCCGTCATTTGCGAACTCCTGCTTCAAGTCCTTGAAGTATGCGTCCAAGTCCTCATCGTCCTTAATGGCGCATCGTTTGGCGTAGTTTTCGGGAATACCATACTCCTTTGCCTTTGCCATAATCTGCTCCTGCCGGGTAGCTTGTAACTTCTCTGTCTCGAATTGAGCGAGCTTATCAGAAAGAGGTTTAACGGCTGCACTCACTGCGTTAGCAATAATAGCCGCCATGTCGTCCGTCTTATCTTCCAGCTTCAGATTAGGGTTAGGATTGGGATTAGGATTCTCAATTGACTTACCGTCTTTAAGGTTATGTTTCTTTTCGTAGTTGGAAACTGCGGTCTTGGAAGCATCCCCGGCACGGAAATCACCATAGGAGTTAAGCACGTCCGAAAAACTGATACCCTCAACAATGGAGTTTACCTTTGTCTCGTCCGTTACACTGTTACACCCTCTGCCTTTTTAGTAGCGATTCGGGTTAAGATAGCAGTGTCCACCCCAGCGAATTTCTGTTGTAGCCCTGCCAAGATTTGTTCTAAGATTGTCATACCGTATGAATTTGATTTATAAATTTCTACGGTAAATTTCGTTATTTATAAAGAAGGTGAAAAATTATCAGATAGGTGATACACAACAATGAAGCGGTTGTTGTAAAATGGTATAAAAAAGGCGTGATAATTATCACGCCATGAGCTTTTATTCTTTATATTTCCAAATATAACCACCTGCATGAGTTAATTTATACCATTTTTTATACTTACTGTGTATATAACCACCTTTACAACATTTTCTTATAGAAGAAGAGGAAATACCCGTTTCTTTTTCTGCTTCACACGCAGATGTGTGAGTTTTAATAAAATTACCCAATAGGTCGAACTGATTAATTTGTTTACATCTTGCCGAATTATGCTCTAATAATTTATCTGAAATTCTTTGTTTTACAGTGCCATAGTTTAAGTTGTATTTATGTGTGCACCATTCAAGATTATCTACACAATTATTTTGACCATTTTCATCACGATGATTTATTATTGTATAACCATAAGGATTAGGAATAAAAGCAGATGCTACAAGTGTATGAATATATACTCTTTTGCATTTTGCCGACTGAAATAATCTCACATAAAAATACCCCTTATTCTTTATTGGTACTAATATTTTCTCATGTCTTGTTCTTGAGTTTGATAGGGATTTTACTCTGCCTAAGTTTGATACCTGATACATTCCTTCGTACCCTTCAATGTCTTTCCAAATTTCGTCCATAATCATTGATTTTAAAGTGAATAATAAAGGCAGTCTTTATGTCGTGCGAAGACTGCCTTTCTGGATAATCGTATAACATTAACCATTTAAAGATTCAAACAAGTACTGCAAGCACTCAGTAAGTCTTTTTATTGGTATTGCTGCCATAAAACTTTTATTATTAAAAGGAGAGTGTCCTGATTGTGTAGTGCAATGAATAGCAATACACAGCTCATTATCAATGAGCTGTACACACCACGCAAACCTTTCATCTAAATCTTCGCCTAATGAATAAATATTTCCAAATTCTTTCTCTTTCATATTTTTATCTTATTCGTTTATTGCTAACTCTTTAATCAGCTCATTCAATTCTCTAATAGCCCAAAGGGGCATTGATGATTCATTACTGTAGTTATTCTCTTCCATATAACTGGACGCTGAAAGGTAGGCATCACATAGCAAGGATTTCATTTCTTCCAGCTCTTCAAACTTTCGGATGCGGTTAATCTGTTCAGCTGCTTTTTCTGTCACTGATATTGTTATCATAGTCATGCGATTTTTATGAGGTTGCACTTCTTGAAACATCTATACTCTTCTTTTTCAGTGTCCCAGTACACTTGCAAATTATCATTCAGTTTTCTGCCTGTACCTTTCACCTCACCGATAAGATTCTCTTTGAGAGTGCCAAAGGCTTGACGCAACGTGCCGTCAGTCTTTTTGAAGTAGAACTCTACTACCTTTACTTTCAAAGCCGCTTTCAGCTTCAAATTAGCCCATGCGCATTTTAACGCTTCACTCATTGAATAACCGTTCTTGCGAACAAACTGCCATGCTAAACTCATGACCTCTTTCATCTGACTTCTAAATTTTGTGCTCATACTACTTATGTTTTATGTGTTAATACTATTTTGTTGTACTTTCATGATGCAAACATACTACTTTAATAGTATAATCCAAAAAGAAAAGAACTATTCAATTAGTATATTAACCTTATTTAATACTATTATAGTAGTACAATACACAAAGAGACGTACCTTTGTATAAAATTAAAGTACACGATTATGAATCTAAGAATTACCGAACACTGCAAAATGCAAGGCATCACCTTACAGGAATTAGCTGATAAAATGGGGGTAGCCCGTTCGACATTAGCTAATACATTATCAAAAGGCAATCCTACCATTGAAACCCTATCCAAAATAGCGGACGCTCTCGGAGTTGAAGTAACAGACCTATTTGAAAAATCTTCCGATGAAGTTATAGGAGCTGTCCGAATTGGAGATAGCACTCACGTTATCAATAGTAAGGATGATATCAAGAAGTTAGCGGAAAAATTGTAATATGCGCGAACATCCACTAGTTTTTTATTGTTTATCTGCAAAAAGAAGAATCCCTTTAGGTACAAAACCATTATAAATGACTACATTTGTAACTAGTTACTCTTTAGAATAAATAGTAACTCTAATTAATTGATACATATGGCACATTTAATTGTAAAGAATTTCGGAGCTATAAAATCCGCAGAAATAGAAATAAAGAAGTACAATTTTTTTATTGGGCATACTTCAAGCGGAAAAAGTACTATTGCAAAACTTCTTGCAATATTTAACAACTCTGTTTTTTGGGCTATCAAGGAAGGAGATTTCAAGGGATTCTTTAAGTTGTTGGAAAAATATAATATTAATTTTGATTTTAAACCTTCTACTATCATTAAGTATAGCAATGATAAATATTACTGGGAAATAGGAGAGAATAAATTCCATAGCAATTATAAAGATGCTGACCTCATGGAGATGGCTAGCACATCTGAATCCTATGATTTCATATTGAAATTTATAGAGAAAAAAGAAAGTGAATCATCGTTAAAAGATTTAATAGATGCTTTAAAAAACTCTGTAAAAGACAGTAAGCTAAAGAAGGATGATACATTTTTCCCACTCTTCATTAAACCACTTTTAATGAGTATCATTTATGAAGAGTGTATTCCTGTATACATACCTGCCGAAAGGTTGTTAATTTCAACATTTTCTAATAGCATATTCTCTTTACTACAAGCAGGAGCCAGTATTCCTGATTGTATAAAGGATTTTGGGAGTTTATATGAAAAAGCTAGAACACAATATAAAAATATTGATATCGACATACTAAATATTCAAGTTTCGTTTAATAATAATGGCGATACTATATATTTAACAAATGAGCATAAGGAATTAAAATTATCCCAAGCTTCAAGTGGTATTCAATCAATCATTCCCCTATGGACTGTATTTAACCAGTACGTTGAGAGTAAGAAAAAACAAATGTTAGTGATAGAAGAACCTGAATTAAATTTATTCCCTTCTACTCAACATTTCTTAATTGATTGGATTATAAAAAAAATGAGAAAATCAAATGGAAGTATTGTTATTACAACACATAGCCCTTATGTATTATCAGTAGTAGATAATTTAATTTTAGCAAGGGAAATATTAAATAAAAGTAATAACAAAAGGAAAATCCAATCTCAAATAAAGGAACTTATCCCGTCAATGGCTTTAATTGACTTCCATGAAGTGTCATCATACTTTTTCCATTCTGATGGGATTGTTAAAGATATACTAAATACTGAATTAAAATCCGTAGGTGCAGAGTATATTGATGAAGCCTCCAATGAGTTAGGATATATTTTTGATGAACTTTGTAATATTGAAAGAAATGAGCTGTAAGTGTTTTGATAAAAAGCCCGGTTTTTCAGAAACAGCCCCTTTTGATGAACGATACGAACAATCGAAATGCAGGTGTAACTCACGTTTTACCGTTAGCGAGAACAGAAGTAAATTCACAATAGGCTCAAAAGATTTAACCAAGGTGGACAAGGTGAAAGTTGATGGCTATTTTGACCGTTCGTCAGAACATAGGAAATGTGACTATTTGTTTGTGTACACATCAGACCCTAAACAGATTTATATCTTTGTAGAATTAAAAGGCACTGACATTTCGCACGCTGTGACACAAATAGGTAATACGGTAAATTTGTTCTATGACCAAGGCTACCTGAAAGGGAAACAAGTTGTAGGTGCTATTGTCAGTTCTCGCCATCCGTCAAATGACGGTACATATCGTAAAGCAAAACAAATCTTAGAAAGGTCTCTTTCATCAAAAATAAAGGGCTTTCGAATAGAAAAGAAAAATAAAGAAATGACATACGATCCTACTCAGGATAAAGTTGTTTAGTAAAAGCCGGATTTCTCCGGCTTTATCATAGCGTGAAACCGAATGGAATCACGCCTAAATAAAGTATTGTAACTTATGCCGGTACAGCCATTAATTCACGCCCTACTGAACGTATTGTTTCTATAATATCTTCAAAACGTTTCTTAGACGGCTTCTTTGTTCCACTTACATATTGAGCAAACAAACTCTGAGAAATACCTAAACGTCGTGCTATGGCAGCAGCATTCAATTCAGGATGAGCTATAAATAAATCATAAAGAGGATTAGATTTCCTTTCCCGAAAGAATCCCTCAAAACTCAAATCTTCATCAAGCTCTCTCCAATGTATTCCGTCATGGCTCGTTGTGAAATTTGCGCGCTGCGCAGGAGTAGCCCATTTCAGCCTTTGGAAATCTGAAAACTTCTCACATGCCTCCTTCCCGTCAGTGGTACGTATCCATACCTCCGTATCAGTCAACCATACCTTTTCAACTATGATATTTTCCATAACCACTTATTTTGATTTATTAAAAAATTTATTCCAATGCTCTGCTATTACTTCTTGATTTTCTTCTATAACTGATTCTACAAGTTTCAGTTCAGATGACTTCAAGCCATTATTTTTGATTAATGTAACTGGAAATAAAGTGAATTTAGCACTTACATCCCCTTTGATTACATGAACATGTATAGGCTCATGGTCATTAGCGTAAAACATAAAACGAAAACCAAATAAAATAAATATCGTTGGCATACCTTTCTCTATTGATTACCCTACAAATATAGGTAATTATTTAATTACCTACAACTATTCAAGCAAAAAATTAGCGGCAATTCTTTGATGTTGCCGCAAAATATTCTATTTTTCTTGTACTAAAATTATAATCCCCATAATTTTTCTGACTAAGAGGCATTTTTCTGTCCCTTATTTCCGATTTGCTCATTCTTTGCCGCTTGTTCCTCTTTGATTTCTACAAGCTCCTCTTCTACCCTATCAGCATTCCCGGCAAACATGATTCCCTCACGCGTTGACCAGATGCCACCACTGACAGCGGAAACGGCAGTAGTCACCTTATCATTCAAATCATCAATCAGCCTTTTCGTTTTTGATTTCAATTATCATTTTATCTGTTAAGTTACGTGATCGCAAACAATTTATCACTGAAACAATTAGCATTATGGCAGACGAAATAAAACCAAATACAAAAACAGCATACCAAATATCATGTGATACCCCTAAAAAGTCTTTATCGAAATTGCAAGTTAATAGACTTAATAAAATTGTTACAGATATACCAGCATAGCTAATCCAATCTCTAGTTTTCTTTATTCTATTTACAAACTTGCCAAATATCAACCTTAATTTATCTTCGGTGATAATTATTACATCTGATTTTGTATTAGACCAGACATTAGAAATAAATCCATTTTCTTGGGGTAAAAACTTATTTTCCATTTTGTTCCTCCATTTCTAACAAATAGAAATTAATTAATAAACTTTTGTTTTCACAGCCCAACAAATCAAAAACTCTATAATTCAAAAATAATTGTTTTTTTCTAAAGTTACCAATAAATATAGCTTCACTATTTCCTCCACCAAAAGAACCTATAAAATTTATCAACTTAATTTGTAGCTTTACGCCAGATTCAATATTAAATTTCAACAAGCCCTCCTTTTCATCTTTATTGGTTTCAAAAGCAAAGGAAATATATAAATCCTTATCACTTGGATCTTCTAAAGTGATATCTATAGGTTTTCCTTCAACTTGCGTAACAAAAATAGAATCTAATAATTCATATTTTCCACATTGTACTTTCATATTATTGCACTTTTAAATTACTTGCTAAATTCTTCACATCTTCCGCAGACTTCACCTCATGTACGATATCGCCTACCTTTACGAAGCCTACTATATCTCCAGTGTTTGACTTTTCAAATAGTTCAGTTACTGGGACACCCAAAGCATCGGCGATTTTTTCCAATGTACCAATAGTGGGGTTGCCATTAATTGCTTTTGATAGCCCAACTCGTGACAAGCCTATTTTTTCAGCGAGTTCAGTTTGATTGATTCCTGCCTCTTTACATAGTTCTAAAATTCTAAATCTCATATATGTATATATTTAGTTTACTCCCATTATTTATGGCAAAGTTACTCAAAGTTTTCATATTAGCTAAATAAGACAACTAAAAGTATTCTTTTTATAGTTTATTAACTATCTATATTTTGCCAATTGAATACTTATAGTTTACTTTGCAATATCAAAATGATAACTAAAAGTATAATTTAAAACATATAAGAGTATGAGCACAAAATTTAGAAGTCAGATGAAAGAGGTCATGAGTTTAGCATGGCAGTTTGTTCGCAAGAACGGTTATTCAATGAGTGAAGCGTTAAAATGCGCATGGGCTAATTTGAAGCTGAAAGCGGCTTTGAAAGTAAAGATAGTAGAGTTCTACTTCAAAAAGACAGACGGCACGTTACGTCAAGCCTTTGGCACTCTCAAAGAGAATCTTATCGGTGAGGTAAAAGGTACAGGCAGAAAGCCGAATGACAATCTGCAAGTGTACTGGGACACTGAAAAAGAAGAGTATAGATGTTTCAAAAAGTGTAACCTTATCAAAATTGCATAACTATGACACTAATAGCTGAAAATCAAGAGGTGAAAATCTACCAACATAACACGGTAAGCGGTCTAATTATTGTATATCAGTTCAAGAACGGTGAATTATCATTCGGGGCTGACAAAGCATCGACACTAAATAGATTTGAGAAAACACAAGTTTATAAAGCTATTTGTAGAGTACTAACACATAAAATATAAACGAATATGAAAACAGTAAATGCAAATAGTGTTTTAGGTGTAATGAACCTATTCAACAATGAAGAATACTATATGAAAGCAATACACGCTTTATGGGTACTTAGGGCATTAGTTGTAAAAGATGTCGAATATACAGACACAAACGGTTGTTTGCGTTACGATGAAAAAAGCCCTAAGTATTGGCTTTACAGACTTACTAATGAGTTAATAGGCAGAAGTTATGTCGATGGCTATATTTTTCTTCTGATGCAAGGTAGACCAAACTGGAATAATTGGAATCGTCGCACGGGCGATAACGGTTTTCTCACCTATAATGAAGCCAGAACTATTGCTAACATAGCGAAGAAAGAAGAAATGATAGGTGCTTTAATCAAATTGAGAGAGTTTACGGCATTTGCTGCCAATGATAAGAACAACCCTTCTTATGTAATTTATGACCTTGCTAACGGGCTAATAAATGCTTTCGGGGCTAATAAATTACTTTGTGCTTAATGCACGATTATCAAAAGGCAGTCTTCGCACGACTTTAAAGGCTGCCTTTATTATTCACTCTTAAATGAAATAATTATGGATGAAATTTGGAAAGACATTGAAGGGTACGAAGACGATTATCAAGTATCAAATTTAGGTAGGGTAAAATCCTTGCCAAAGAAATGCTGGAACGGTAAAGGATATTGGTTTAGAGATGGACGCATTTTAATACCCATAAAAAGCAAAAAGGGGTATTTGAATGTATGGTGCAGAAAGCGCATATTTAAAGTTCATCGCTTGGTCGCAAATGCTTTTATACCTAATCCGCAAAACCTACCACAAGTAAACCACATAGACGGTGATAAAACCAATAATTGCGTTACTAATCTTGAATGGGTTACTGATGGTGAAAACTTACTACACGCATATAGGGTTCTTGGTAGAAAGCAAAAGGCTGGCAAAAACCACCATAATTCACGAGCTGTTCTACAATTAAAAGACGGCAAAATTATAAATTCATTTGATAGTTTGAATGAAGCGACACGCGCAACTGGTGCGCACCATTCGGGCATTTCAATGTGCTGTAATGGGAAAATAAAGAAGCACAAGGGCTATCAATGGAGATACAAAGAGGAGTGATTTCACTCCCCTTTCTTTATGCTTTGTTTCTGCATTTCAGCGTTTCTTTTTTCTTCTTGTTCTTCTTTTATCTCTGCGATTTCTTCTTCGATGCGGTCAATATTTCCAGCGAACATTACTCCATGTCGTTGCGACCATACACCACCCGATACAGCTTTTACAGCTACATTGACTTTATCTTCTAAATTGTCAAGGCGATACGGAACAACTTCTGTACTAATATCTATCGTTTCAGATGCTTTGTTAAATTCAGATGGATTTATAGAGCCTAAAGCAGAGACTATGAAGTTCACACGCCTTTGCAAGAACTCACCTATCACCTCGGCATGATTTTGAACTTGCAAATGTGTCGAAAGAAACACGTAATCGAAAGCCACTCCGGACAAGGCATTTCCAGCACCGCTCAACTTTTCAAAACTGATTTGTGGTGTATTCGTCATAGAATATGCTTTCTCAAAGAGGGTTTCTACCTCAAATTTTACGGTATCATTTGCCTGATTCCACGTCAGATACTGGGCATCCGCACCTTCACCCGTAAGTTTGACCATTCTGTCCTTAACCTTACCCATGAAACCCTCTACATCTCCAATTAGCTTCAGTAACGGGAAAAAATGATAGTCTATACAATCAGCATAATTAGATAACAATTTCTCTAATCGGACCCGAAAAGTCTTTATCTTCTTGCAGTAAGGTTCAGGACGATAAGCATAGAGAACCGGTAGTTTTGGGAATCCATGAGCAAAAGGAGTTCTTTCTTCATACCCTTTAGACAAATCCCATTGATAAACCATTTTGTCCGTGATAGTCATAAAGCAGATGACCTCCGAATCATCCATGAGCTTCTTTTTATACTCACGTGAGAAAGCAATCATTTTACCTTCGTCGTTAAAGAACGGGTATAGCTTATCACCTCTGAATGGAGACCATAACACGCTTTTCAGTTTCTTGGTGGGTTTTACCTTCCCCCCGAAGGTAGTCTTTATTTTCTTCCAAAACTTTGCCCAAAACGAATCATCATCGGTAACATACCAATATTCTGCCGCTTCCTGTTCGGAGAGCCAGGCACGGACAATCTTCTTGTTTTGATATTTGATTTTATTAGACTTGAATACAGCCTTTACCGCATCCAACAGTTTTTTTTCATCATCATCGGTTGGAGTGCAATCCATAGACGGTTCTATGCCGACCGTGAAAGCTGTTTGAATATTCACTATATCTTGTTCCAATGGAATGGAGATACGGTTCACCGGTTCAGTCTTATACTTTGCTTCGATTTCATAAGTCTTACCCGTTTTTTCATCGAAGTGCTTCTCTGCTTCTTTTTCAAGAACCTTTCTGTCCGGATATTTCTTTTCGTCAACCATGATTTCATGGCGTTCCGGATTCCAATCATCCCAAAGTTTGCAACGGTCGGGAAGTTCAGTTTTCCTACCTTTCTTCAGATAGTTTATCTTCTGCCCGATATCGGGCAATGCTAATATTTCTTCTAAATTCAATGGCATAGCTTATATTTTTAGTGTGTGAATATTCCTGTTAAATCTTTCGGCTTCAAAATGCGTCCAAGCAAACAACCCAATACATAATATCTAATGGCATCCATCAAATGATTATATTCATCTACTGGCTCATTGATGTAGTTTCCATCCTTATCTTTATCCCAAACATATTTCCGAAGTTCAGTAATAATATTGTAAGAGCGTTCTGTTACAAAGAACTCCATGTCTTTAATCTTATCAATACCCGCTTTGATGGAGCCGGGAAACTTATCTACCGGATAGATATTCACGCCTCTGTTCTTTATCTCTTGAATCAATCGAGGGTCTTGCGAATCGGCAAAAACTTTCATAGAGAAAGGCTTTAACCTATTGGCAATAGCCGACGAAAGCATATCCGTTTCATAGAAAAGTTCATCAACATACAAACGGTTATCAATAATGCCACATCTTACAGCAGCGGAAGGATCATTAGTAAAGCCGAAGTCCTGCCCTATTCCTACCTTTTTGCATTCCTGCGGGAACTCTTTCACAATTCCCCACTTCTTGAACACAGCACCTTCTGCAACATCAGCCCACCGGCCGATAACCACATGACCATACTTTTCAGGATTACTCACCTTCATATCCTCTACCTCTTTTAGAAACTCCGGTGAAAGATTCTCCAAATTATCAAAGTAAGTCGTATGAATGTGGAGCACATTCGGATGAGTGGAAATCTGAACTTGTACACCGTCAATCTCCACCAGCTTGTGAGTTTTCTCAATGTATTTCTTGTAGATGAAGTGATTGGAATCGCATGGGTTCATTATGATAATAATCCGGTTCTGAATACCCTTCTTGCGAATGGAGAGCATTATCTTGTCGAACTCATCTTCGCTTGTCCACTCTTCCGCTTCATCGCAGACGAAAGTCGTAATGCCCTGAATGGATTTTAATTTGGCTGTCTGATTCCCGGAAGAAGTCTTGATACCCCGGAACATGATACGGCTCTTAGTCATCTTATTGACTATGTCCGTCTTTGTGGTCTTGAAATATTTCGTGGTACCGTCCAAATCTATCTTCTCCATCATTTCGGGGATGATAGACATACCGGCAGAAACCATCGTGTAACGGGTGTAAAGAATCTGATGAACAATCTTCTCTACGGGAGTCATTTCAAAAGTCAACCGTTCTATGAAGGTAGAAGCATTGAAAGACTTTCCGCTACCACGCCCACCGGTGATAAGAATTATAAATTTTTCCTTATCCTCATATAATGGATGGTAAATTTCTTGGGGTACTATCATTTTAGCTTGTCTTTAATCCAAGAATCAATGTTGATGCCATGCTCTATGTCTGTTGGAATATCAGCATCTTCATCAATTCTTGGAGCTGGTTTATTCCATTGTTCAGGCTTGCGATTTTTAAGCCAAAAGATACCAGCCGTTGTGTCAGGAGGAATCTCTTGTTCTAATTCCACAATTTCTATCCTTTCATTTTCACACCGCCTACCATTTTCATCGTAATAAACATCTTTCACCTTGATAGCCTGCTGGACTTTTACTTTCATTCCGGTAGCTTTCGTGTAAAGAGTGTTTTCTACTTTCAACTCAAGAGGCGCACGCCCGTTTTTTAATGCTTTGGATAATTCGGGGATTTTACCTTTCAATTCAGAGAAATACGTTTCATTGTAGCCGATGTTTGCAGCAATTTGCTTATCGTCTAATCCATCTCTCGCCCATCCTTCTATACGAATGAGATTATGGGGGTCTTTAAAGTCAAACTTCGGCTTTGCCATATTAATCTACTCTCTCTACCATATCCGATAAAACTTCACCTTTGATATACTTTTCTTGCGGTCTAAATCCGAACCGTTGCAAAAACACTTCTTTATTACTTTGGTTACTGAAAGTAAGAACTACAAATGTATCTACTGATTCTTCATTCTTTGTTTGAGAATGGTTCATTACAGCTTTTCGCATCTCACGTTTATTGTCGTAAATTTCGTTATTCAACTTCATAACCTCCTTATCTGCTTCGCTTGGTTCTTCTATCGAGGGTAAATCTACTTCAACCCCTAAAATACCAACATCGTTAATATCAAGACCCGCGCACTCGAAATCTATATCACTCAACATTGAAGCCAAAATATCAGTATCAAATTCACCCTGAACTTTTGTATTGTTGAAAAATATATTTTGTTCCTTTTCTTCTTTCTCGGACAAATCTACCATAGCAACTGTTAGGTTATAGTCCTTTTTCCTTTCAAGCGAATCAAGGATAGATATACGCTGATGCCCTGACACTATATTCATCGTGTTTTTATTCACCACAATAGTATCAAGAAGTCCCACTCGTTTTATATTATCTTTCAATTTCTTCTTAGCGGAATCTGAAATTCTACGAGGATTATATTCTGCATTTTTAATTTGCCCACGATTAATAGTAGCAGTTTCAAATTTCTGATATTTACTAACTTCCTCCATACTTGGCTTCTATTAAATTAAATTCTTTGATAATCTTCTTGTAATCTTCCGGATAATGTTCTTTAATGTACAATATTGTTTCAGGGCGGAAATTAATACCCGAACTACCTCTTTTACTCCCAAGCTTCAGCGGTTCCGGTAGTTTATGCAACTTGATATACGAAAGACAATCTTTATTAGTCCAGTTCACGATGGGATAATACTTTTCATAATCAAAATGAATATCTGACTTGGCGGCTTTGTTAAACATGCCTCTACGGGCGAAAGAATCAGATATCTTCATTCCATATACGACAACTTTAGTTTGATACTTAATTTTTAGATAGTCTTCAATATCACGTAGCTTCAACCTTTTTAGCCCATCGAGATGCTTCACACTTAATAAACCTTGCATTTTGAAGTTGTATAAATCAGTATGAGGCAACTGAACTACCTCGACATTTCCATAAGAGCGTGCCCAATTAAAGAAAGGTTCTACTATATTCAGCCCTTTCACATGGTACAAAAAGCAACATACAACCTTTTTAAACTGACTTTGAAGCAAATGTAACAAGACAATGCTATCTTTGCCAGTCGCAGAAAAAAACAATATCGCCGTATCACTTTTCTGTGATGCGTGCAATATTGTTTCTTTCGTTTTCTGCATAATCAAGGCGTTCATTAATCACCTCCAAATGCAGCAACAAGGTCAGAACGCTTTTGCGCCCTTGTTCCGAACCCTGATTGATGACCTACTGCCGCTTTACCGGCATTTACCCTACGCCCACGGTTACTAATACCTGTGGTACGATTGATTCTTCTTTTAATTTCTCCGACTCAGCCTATTTTTCACCTTTAAATATTTCTACTATATTGCCTAACTCAAACACTATATGCGCTATGGCGTATTCTTTACCTTTTTCTGTTCCAGTGATAAAATCACCGTTTTCATCAAATAGAAACTCCACACGAGCATCTTTTACTTCAACGATAAGATATGGGCGTTTACCTTTATATTCGCCTGTAACCAGTTTAAGCTTATCATACGATTTAGCTTTAACCATTACTTCTGAATCACCATCTGGAATATCTTCTTCTCTCTCATATTCTTTACCATCAACGATAAAAGAAACGTAATTTTCAACATTACTTGGCTTTATTTCTCGCCTCTCAAAATCTTTTTTACCAGAAAGAATCTCATCAAAAAACTTTTGCTTAATACTAAGCGTTAAAATGTTCATAATCGTGTCATTTTTTTAATTAATATTCATAGTTGCGGAAACAGGACTCGAACCTGTGACCACCGCCAAGTCAAAGCGGTAAGCTAACCAACTGCTCCATTCCGCGATAGTACCCCAAAGATACTACCACAACCAAAGATAACGAAATATCTTCAATCGTTATACACGACAACCGGCTTATTGTCGTGAACTAAGCCATTTATCCCGTCTTTCTCTACACGCCTCTAAGGTAGGCGCACAACAAGAAAAAAGTTCACCGCTATCAGTACGGTAGTCGTACTGGTACATTCTCACTCTTTTTCCTCTCAACCTGGTGTTGTAGGTACAATAATTCTCTTTACCGGGTTGGCATACGCTGCAACCGTTTTCATTTATTGAGTTCATAATCACTATATTTAATGTTTTGCATTCAATCTTTTTTCACTCGTATAAGCCACTACAAGCCCAGTCTCGTCATGCTGTATGGTGATGTACTTTTCACCCCTCTCTATAGTAGAGAAGTCATAAG